AGATAAAGGCAGATTAAAAAACCCGTAAGGTTCCCCTTTAGCAAAACCAGTTTCTTTATCTACAATATAGCCATTTGTCCATATTTCATGAGAAATGTGAGAAAAATCGTCCGCATAGATTGTATTATTAGACATTGCTCTCCAGTTAGGAATATTACCTAACGACCAATTTTTAGCTCTAAGATAGAGATAATCATCCGGATCTCCAAGAGCAATTTGAGCTGAACGACGAACATTACCCGCTACAACAATTGAGCCGATAATGTTGCAGATATCAAGCACGTCTGTAGAACGAAGCTTTTTACCTTCTCTTGATTGAAAAATCTTAGAAATTTTTTCAATACCTTCAATAAGAATACCAGGACCAGAAGCTGTACCACCAAAACCCGAGATACGTTCACCCGAACCTCTAACCAAAATAGTTGAGTAACTAAAGGATTTACCGGTTGTATAATAAGCTTCTAAGGTCTTACGAAGTAATTCAACCCAACCAGAACGTGAATCAGGAACAATAAAGTCTGCATCTTTTGTACATTCATGATCAATAGAGACACCTTTTTTAATTTTAGGGAGTTCGTGAATATCTTCTCTACGAATAGAAAAACCAACACCGCCCCCGAGCATTAAGTTTTCAAAGATAAAAAGAAATGTCTTCGGATCGTTAATTGAAACATACCAGCAGTTAAGTAAAGAGTTAGCACCAAATTTCTTAACTGTTTCAGTACCTAGCTGCCAAAGCATGCGACCAGCAAAGTTACATTTAAGATTAAAAACTAAATCATAAAGTTTTTGAGCTTCTTCTGGTGTATAATCGGCCCCGATTGCTTGCGCCCCATTAATACACCGAGCCACTGTCTGCCACCATTCTTCAGTTTGATCTGTGCTTTCTATTTTTCTAGCGTATGTTCGCTTATAGACTATGTACCCTAAACCGTTAAACCCCCAAGGCACTTCTTTATTTACATATTTTTGTAAAAATTTTTCAGGTAAAAGGTTTGAAGAATAATGCGCAATACTCATAGACAGTTTTATTTATAACAGTCTAAGTTAAATTGCTAACTTTGCTACTTTAAATTTTATTAAAAGGTTTCCAGGTACTAGGTTCTTTTGCCCCTGGTAGCTTAACATTTGTAGTTGTTAAATTAACATCAAAATTTGCTGTTGATGCTGCTTTAATTGTTTCCGGTTTAATAGTAATATTAGATTTACGTTTTAAAGAATCAGGAACAGGACCTGTATTAATTCCATCATCTTGAAGTTCAAGAGATTCAATTGGCACAGTCATTGGTGTGCGATATAAACCTGGAGCATATTCGATAATAACATCTGCATAAATTTTATCAGGGGACTCTGTTCCACCACGATAATTTTGAGTTGTTGTAGGATAAATCGATTTAACAGCTGAAATTCTTAAATTTAAATCAAAACCGGGGTCCATGCACGATTTAACAATATCAATAAAGTTTTGACCCTTGCTTTTAAAAAATTCCATCGCAAGTATATTCTTTTTGAAACGAACTCTATCTCCGATAAGAAAACCACCTTGTTGATAGCGCTCCAACATATTTTCAAATAAGACATCAAATTTTGTTTCCATAATATTTCTGATATTATTTAAGCAATTTGTCCACTAAATAATAGTGCAAATGGCTATAAAAATTAAAAGCTTAGAACAAGCTGCTAACAATTATAAAAGTGTCGAGTACGTATATAAAGATCTCGCTTTAGATGTACGGCAATCTGTTCTTATATCCCCCGAATTTAAAACACCTATACCTGGTGTAGATATAAAAGCATCAATAAACTTAGAAGCTATAGTTAATTCTTTAATAAACCTTTTTAATACTTTACCAGGGCAACGCTTTTTATTCCCTGAATACGGGCTCGATTTGCGTCAGTTTTTATTTACACCGATAACAGATTTTAATGCTCGAGTTTTAGGGGAAAAAATTTATCAACATGTAGAAATTTATGAACCTAGAGTTATACCTAAACAAGTTAATGTACAGCCACTTATTGATAGTAATCAATATAATATAGAAATAGTGCTTGAATTGCCTGAATTAAAGTTAACAACTCAAACCAATTTTACTTTAGATATAAGAAAACAATCTTTAATCTTTTTACCAACTTCTAAAAATATTTAAATATGGAAACCACTAACAACCTCAGCATTTCGAAAAAAGACTATATTGCGTTCGATGCTTTATCTTTACGAGAACTTATAATTAACCGATTAAACGAACAACAAGTATTTACAGATCAAAATTATATCGGATCAAACTTAGCAGCTATTATTGATATTATAGCTTACACCTACAACACTCTAATTTATTATCTTAATAAAACTTCAACAGAATCTATGTTTTCAGAAGCTCAGCTTTATGAAAATATGAATCGTATTGTTAAGTTGATTGATTACTCCCCAATCGGGTTTCAAACATCTACTTTATCATTTACATGTACGGCTTTATCTAACTTACCTCCAGGCAATTATACAATCCCACGATATTCATACCTAGCAGTAAATAACGTAACTTATGCTTTTAATGAAGATATTACATTTACTAAAGTTGAAGCTGGTGATGAATTTTTGTCTGAATTATCTCAACAAAAACTTCTACATCAAGGGTTTTATTTAGAATACCCTATACAAACAGCAACCGGAGAAGATAATGAAATTTTCATTTTAAATACCCAAAATGTTATAGATCATTTTAATACAGATGTTTATGTAAAAACAAAAGCAACTGAAACTTGGGAACAATATATTTCAACACCTAATTTATTACTAGAAACAAGTGCAGCTAAAAAATACGAAATAAGACTAAACGGCAATAAGCGTTACGAAATAAAGTTTGGAAATAACATTAACGGTATAAAGCTATCAGCAGGAGATCAAATAGCTATATATTATCTTAACTCTTCTGGAAAAGATGGAGAAATTGGCTCAAACGCTTTTACAACCCGTTCAGTACTAGTACCCTATTCTACAGAGCAGTTCAGTTCTATACTTAACGACGTAATAGGTGATCAGTATAATTTTTTATCTACTAATATAACTAATTTAAAATTTTCTAATCCTGGCAGTTCAACCCCTGTAAGAGATATTGAAACCCCAGACGAAATTCGCACAACCGCACCAAAAAAATATCGCTCTCAGTATCGCTTAGTTACAAATGGTGATTATGAGTCATTTATAAAAACAAATTTTACAAACTTAATAGCAGATACTAAATGTATGAGTAACTGGGAATATATTTCAGAATATTTAAAATATTATCACGACATCGGATTAACAAATCCAGAAACTAATCAACTATCTTTATATAATCAAATTTTATTTAGTACAACATGTAATTTTAATAATGTTTATATTTTGGTAATACCTCGTACTAATATTAATGAATTCTCGTATTTGTTACCCGGCCAAAAAGAATTTATAAAAACAACATTATTGCAAAACAAAACTATTACAAGCGAAATAGTATTTGTTGACCCTGTTTATAAAGCTTTAAGTTTAGGAATAACAGAGCCTTTCACATCTTTTAACCCTGTTAATGATACACTAAACTGCAGAATAGAAATTACAAAAGATACTAATTCAACAAGAAACGATATTGTCATAATTCAAGATATAGAAAATATCTTTAAAAATTACTTTGACAAAACTAACACAACACTTAGCCAAACCATAGATATATTAAGCTTAACAAAACAAATTTTAGATGTTCCAGGGGTTAAAACTCTTCATACTGCTCAAATTAGTAACCCGCAAGTTCGAGTAGAAGGTTTGTCATTCTTTATATGGAATCCTGCTTATCCGGAATTTGATAAAAACATAATAACCAGTAATATAGGGCTACGCAGATTTGAATATCCGGTTTTTTATAATATAGAAACGTTAAAACAGTTTATAACTGTAGTAGAATAAAATTATGGCTGCAAATTTTACAGTTAATGTAAGTGCTGGAAATGTTTATAGTACAAATTTTCGTTTTAGTAATACCACCCCGAGTAGAGCAAATTATGTTTTTGCTTGGGATTTCGGCGACAATTCTTTACTCGAATATATAGCTAACCCAACCCACACCTATCAATATAGTGGACGATTTAATGTTACACTTTCTGCAACTAATTTATTAACTAACACTACTACAACTTTTTCTCGTTTTTTAAGTGTAGATTATGCATATAGAGACTATATAAAAGTTATTCAAATACCTGATAATTACTCTTTACCGGGTTTAATAACATCAAAGCCTTTTAAAATTGAAGTTGTTACATCTCAACCTAATTTACCAATAATTGTTGACTTATTTGCTGTTAATTCAAATTCAGTACCAGTTGATAAAGTTGAAAAAAAATGGTGGTTTTTAAATCCGACATGGCGTTTTTTTGATCGAAATAGACGATACATACAAAAACTACAAATACCAGGTACAAGATTATTTAAAGACGGGGTAGTTGTAGGGTTATCAGGTATAGGGGAATTTTATTTTGTAGATTCTCTTGAAACTGAAAATAATAGCTGCCCACTCTTAATCACTGCTACATTAGAAACATCCGGGTATTATAACTATAAAGATTCTAATGTTAATGTTTATCCGAGCTATGCTAACAACGAAACGGTAAAGGTAGGTATACTCTGGCAGGTAAATAAAATGTACCCGACCCTTTTTAGAGTAACGAATAACCTTATCGAGCCTGTGAACAAAATTCAGTGGTCAACTGTAAAAATACCTTTAGTGATTACAGCACATAGTGATAGACGACATATTATACCAGGCAGTTATGGCACACTCACCGGAGTTTTATTTGATTACCCATACACTAACCAAACTGGAGCGGCATCCCCCGTAAGGTTAAGTTTAAGAGTGTAACGTTTCTTTGTATTAAAGTTAACTAATAAATAATAAAAAAATGAGCACAAATAATGTACCTCTTTATTTTCAAACAACTACCACTGATGGTAATTATCGCACTGGAGGATACATTTTTACAAGCTTTACACCCGAAATACCAAGCAGCAATGTTTTTATAAGTGCATCAGCTACCCTACAAACGGAGTTAAGAAATAATTCTGAAATGTTTTTAACAACTGAAGGTGTAGTACCCAATTCTTTTGTCTGGGTTTCCAATCCATTAAGAAACACTCTTAACAAAATTACACTTGTCCCTGGCAATCGATCAACATGCAACACTATTAAACAATATGAAGAGAAAAAACTTTTATGTGATGGTTTTATTAGTACAATAGAAACACCATACAGAGAAACAAATTCTACATTCAACTATAAGCTTTCAGGTATTTCAGGCATTTATGGCATGGCTATAGACCCTAGAAATTATGAACTAATTGCATGTGATTCTGAACTAGATCAAATCTATAAATTTTCTGCTGACGGCACCCTTTTAAGTGCAATCAATCTTTACGAAGTATTAAATAACTTTGAATTTTCAAATTTATTTTCTTCTCAAACAAAAGAAACTTCTAGTTTTACTTTTAATATTTTAAACCCTAAAGGTTATGAATTAACCTCCCGCTCTCGAAACTATTTAGTAACTGTTGGGGGTGCATTACAAGAACCAGAAAATTACACAATAGATATAGCAAATTCTACAATCACTTTTACTAATTTAGTTACAAGTGGGTTGCCAGTAAATGTTAGACAGCTTTATAATCCTGAAATTAGCGATATTTTTGATATAACCAATTATCATTGGACTCTAACGTCTACTACTACCGCTATTACTTTCATTTTAGACGGTACTGTACCCCTTGTAAATGATTCTAAAAAATACTGTGTACATGTTAGCGGGGTATTACAAAGTCCGGATTCTTATACAATTTCTTCAACAAACAGAACCATAACTTTTGACAACCCCATTCCGGTTCGATCACCGGTTGTTATTATACCTCTACCTGTTATAAATGAAATAGCGTTAAAAGGGGCTTTTGATGACAACGCCTACCCTGAATTTAGTTACAAAGCTCCGTTCTCAAGTTGGTCGTTACGCACTTCTTATCCAACAACTACAATAAAATTAACCGGGACAACATCTCTTGCAAATGCACCTCTCGCAAATGCCCCAGACTCTTATCTTGTTAATGTAGGCGGGGTATTGCAACATATGTATAGTTATTTAGTAGACTCTTATAAGAGACAAATAACTTTTAATCAAACTATTGAACCAGGTACTTTAATAACAGTAACTCAAGTCGATTCCTTACATTACGGGTATGACTCATATGTACCTAGTAGCGTGTCAATTGATAAGGATTATAACTTTTGGGTATCGTTTTTTAATGGTATGGAAACTGCTAAATTTGATAAAGATTTTAATTTATTGTTTACAGTAACTCCTTCGCTTTTAAATACTGATGAAATCATTGACGGTGATAATATAGTAAAACCACCTAGTGTTGAGACAGACAGAAATAACAACTGCTGGGTAACATACGCATACCCTTTATGTAGTTTATTAGTAAAGTATAGTCCAACAGGAGAAGAGCTATTACAAATACCTTTAGAGCAATTCGCAGTACCGACAAGTATTGCTATAAACAGGCAAAATAATGTTTGGGTCGCAAATACATATAATATAACCTTAGATAAAGGTTCAATAAATCTATATAATAATACTACTGGTACAGTAATAACTTCTTTAACCGGATTTTCTCATCCAAGTTATATAACCGTAGATCGTAATAATAAGTTATGGTTCACTTTTGATCAAAATAAAATAGGTTACTATGATCCTATGACTGAAACTTTGCAAGCATGGGGATTACAATTAATTAACCCCATAGATTCTAGAAATACATTTAAACGTTTACAAGATAAAACTTACGTAGATTTAGAATTAATTAAATGGAAAGAAGTTACCTGTGATGGTAGCTGGAGCAGTAAACAAACCGGAGACGTAATCTTTGTTGATATAAATTTACCGGAGTATAATACTGACGTAAGAGATTATATAGATGAAGATTTTGGAGGCTTAGCTGTAGATGTTTATAACCGTTTATGGATTTTAAATAGTTTAAATAACCTTGCATGGGTTATACCTGCAATGGCACCTCTAACTCAATTAGTACCTAATGTTGGACAAACTTCAGTAAAACCTAAAATATTTAAAATACAACCAAATGCTGCTATAGGTTACTATAATGATACCCCAAATTACAATACGTATACACAATCATTTCAAGGATTTTATTATCGTTCTGCTCAAGCAACTAGCGATTGGACAGGATATAAATGGTATCAAAAATATCTAAGAGCAGAGTCATTAAGTGCAATTAACGTAGTAGGTTCTTCAAGAAGATTTGATGTTCTTAACATAAATGACGATTTTAATATTAGGTACAAAGACGATTCTTTTAATATGGCTGGTCATTTACAAAGCTTAATGCTGCCCGAACATTTACAAAATAACCCTGGGCTTTTTAATGAATATTTCGGAGCTATATGTGGCACAGGTCAGTTAAGTGCTAATTTAGACCCAGGCAGCCGAATATATGATAAAATTGCTAATTTTACTACCAATCATGCAGATATTGAAACATGTGGAATACAACAATTAAAATCTCTAGCAAAAATGGTAGACGTAACTTTTAATGACTACAATTTAGATTTCCCTAGTGAAATTTCAAAATTTTTAGATATTTTTTCAATACCTCGAGCGAAGCTTTGGGGGGTGCCTGATTTAACCCCTCAACTTCCTAGTAGTATAGGTAAGCCCTTAAACCCTATAACTACTAATTTAATTGCAGGAGAATCTGTAATAGTAAAGAATAAATCAACAAACGAACGTATAATTTATCAGTTACCTCGTTACAACAATCAAATAATATACTCACTATCCAGCTTTAATCCGGAAGGTTTTAGTTCTCCATTTACTGATAACTATATTCTATATGAATTTACGCCTGTATATTCAGGCAAATATATTGAAAATATAATAGATTGGGAAACTCAAAATACAAATTTAACCCCTAATTTATCAACATACGAGCTATTTTACGGGGATAATGGTGTTGTTGAAAGAACATTTAACTACTTGTTAATAAAAAATCTTATCTCTAAATAATAACAGTGGACATTGATAATAATAGAATTTTACAAAAATATGCTAAACCTTCTACTTTAGGGTTAAATGAAGTAGAAGTACCTTTATCGTTTAATGATTGGTATTTATCAAGGTATGGAATTATACCTGGAAGCGAATATAAACAGTACAACGAATATCTTATTGATTGGTACAATAAAAAAAGAAACACCTCTACATCTTCTCGGGAGAAAATAAAACAAAATTATTTTTTATTACTAAAACAGTTACAAATTTTTTACGATGATGAAGATATTGAATCTTGGTATAATAATTTAAATTTAAATAATGAATTAGATTTACTTCGTGCAATTCCTTTTTTTGCAAAAAAATTAAAGGAAATTTCTTTATACTACTTGCAACTACGGAAAGATATTCAGAGTTCTCGTTTTGTTTATAACCAGTTAGGAACTAATAACGGCTTAGTGCAATTGTTAAAACAAATTATTTTAACAAATTTTACAAAACAGTCAAAAAATATTTTATTATTACCATCAAGAATTCGTAGAACCTTACCTGAATTAAGCTCTGTAAATAACAGTATTAATGTCGAACTTGATGAAATATACGATTTAACACCGTATTATGATCGATCTCCGACTTTATCAGTATCTAATTATTTTAACACTGAAACTCCCCTTTTACAAAATTATTTAACAAATAAAAATTTACAGCTTTCATCAGCAGATTGGTTATATAAATTAGGGGCATATTCTTTATCTACTACTTTTGACACTATTTTTAATATTCAAAATAGTATAGAAGACTTTGAATTAGCATTTAACGAGCTTTATTTAGGCGAAACAATAACACAGTTTATTTCTTCTAATACTGTAACTTTTAGCTCTCAGAAAGATTTTTATACTGTAAACATCGGTCAAGGTAATAACTTTTTTTATTGGCCAAATGGAGGCTATAAAAGTAACATCTTTACAATACCAACGTATCAACCAATAGCACTTACAGCTCTTAATATAGAAACATTGGGCGTTGCTGGAACTGCTATACAAAATTCAGACACCATTTTTATAAAAACTGCAAGAGGTACCCAAGGAGCGTGGCTTCGAAATGTACCGTTTGAAAACGAAGAGCAAACAGTTCGAGCTATTTTAGATAGTAATACTAAAACTATTTTCCGGTTTCCGTACCCCGGATACGGTCTTTCAGGTACAGATTTACCATGGACCAGATTCAGCCTTTCTTCTGATCCGAGATTTTTATACCTAGACGATGAAATGAGAAAAGCGGTTGAAACTGCTTATTGGTCAGCACCGATATCTGCTACACTAGTACCTATTTTAATAAACGATACAACTCTTGCAGACTGTAGCGCATGTGCAAGTACTAAATACAACGAATCTGATAAAATAAAAACAACAAATATTTTAATACCGTATAATGATACAAATTTTATAAATGATTTCAATGAGGCTTGGTTATACAGATTCGAAAAAACCGATATATCTGTTAAAGCTAATGGAGGTTCGGTAATATACTGGCCATATGAACAAATAAATCCAGAAGAAGATTTTCCTAATTATTTTCCGACAGATGCGTCAGATGTTTGCAACAGTTTACCTATCTCTAGTATTAATTTACCTTTTAGTACCGCAGGTTCAACTTTATCTACAGCTGACGTTATTTATAAAATTAGTAATTATGCAGATGATCCGAGCTTAGCTGTTGCATGTAGCTGGTTATCCGGCTCCACAAAAACAATTTTTATACAAAACAATACAAACTCATTAAATGTTTCCGCTAATATTGTAGTGCAGCCGAGTTTAAATTTGACTGTCAAACCTAATAGCTACGCTTCTTTTATTTGGTTCGGAGAGGAAACATTTGCTGATAATGTTTTTAAATCTTTAAATCATGAAAAAGATTGTAGCTTTGCTCTAAAACGTAATGCTACTTACAAAGACAAAGATCTTTGCACATGTAAACAAACTATGTTTACCCCTTTCGGTCATCCGGGAGCCAATTTTGATCGTAACAATCAATTTGCTGATTTTATTATCGAGGTTCCTGATTTTACAGAGCAACCAGCATTGGATTCTTGGTTAGATAGACAAAATGAAACTTACAAAGAAAGTGCAAATTTCGGTTGGTTTAAAACAAATAAAAAAATAGGTTGGGGTGACGGCACATGGTATTCGCCAGGCGCTGCTAGTAATCGGTTCAGGCTTAAACCAAATAGATGTTACTACTATTATAGAGTTAATACTCGTACAGATAAAAGTCCATTCCCAGAATATGTTGTGAGATATAGTTATAATAACTATTTTTCTGAATACAATACATCTTGGTGTTGGATGAAAGGTATAAAAAATCAAAACGGAGATTGGGTAGGCACAAATAGAAGATCTACAATGATTGTTCAGCCTGGAGATCTTCTCATATATCAAAGACGAAATAATATTACTGCAAGTGTAGTTACGTCGAGTGTGTTTTTTCGTAGTATCACAGAAAGAAGAAATTCTGCATGGTCTTCTCTTGATTATTTTACACCTGGTCCGTTATATATTTTTGAAGATGGAAAACCTTATTCATCTTCACCGACTAATACCACAGTAACTGTTTCATACCCTCTATACAATTCAAACGACAGTTTAAATAGTTCTCAACTTCCAAAACTACAAACTAATCGTTTTGTAGGAGTTTCCGCTTGGACAGTAACACAACCTGATTTAACTAAACTTTATTTTTACGACACATCAATTTTTACTTTTGAACCTAAACAGGTAGGTCTTTATCAAATCAGTGTTGCTGCAATTAGTAGTGTTCCGGGCAATAATCGAGTACCGACAAATAGTAATGTTGATAGTATCTTACAATCAGTATTGTCATCAATTGTTGTACAAAGCGGTACACCCGCACCCACAGGTCTTTACTATTTTAATAATATACCTTTATTAACGTGTGTACCTTTATCTAGTAGAAAATTAAACACTGAAGAAATTACTTTAGGGGATATACCAGGATTTGTTATTAATACCCCTTTGTCCGGTTGGATTTATGATACAAAAGCCGCTAAACCTGTTTGGGGTAAAACGTTTAATAATAAAGACGAAAATACTAAATTTAAACGTATTAATAATGAGGGTACAGCGTTTAGAATTTTAAATGATCACAATATAATTACCCAGCCGCCATTTTCTGATATTTTTCTAAACGAAGGAGATTATTTTGAATATAATCGTAATATAAAATCTGATATTGTTTGGTCTCAGCCTATATCTCGTAATATACCCGTTAATAAAAAGATATGGAGTTTAATTGAATTATCAGCTAATCAGGTTTCAAATCTATCTTCAGTTTTAAATAATATTAATACTAATACCGTTGCTATACCTACTACAAGAATATCTCCAATAATTTTAGAAAATTTTGTAGATAATGAACCAGTAGAAGTTTATTACAATGCGCTAGATAATTTTATATGGAACATAACAGCTAGTCCAATAAATGATATTTTTGTCGGCACTTCTTTAACATCTACTAACACATTTAATCCTCGATATCCATGGATTAATGTTTTAAATCAAAACTATCCTACTATCGCGACAATACCAAGCTTTGATCGTTTATACCCAGCTAATATTTTAGGAGGCTTTTTTACACCTAATAACCTCGGTATTACAACATATGTAAATAAAGAGACAACTTTTCAACTAAATATATCCGCTTTAAACGACATACCGTATTTTTCTTCGCCGCATAAACTTAATAGTCGAGGTCTTTCCAAAACGGATCAAATTAATCCGTATATTATTAATACCGAAAACAGCGCATGGCTTAAAGAACCCGTTACGTCTAACTCTATAGCTGGCACAAACAATAAAGAAATATTCAGAAAATATCAAAAGTTTATACCCTACACTTCTGGTTTTGAAAACAATAATCAAATTCGAGTAGGGCTTATAACGCAAGCCTCTCGTCAAACACCTTGGACGGGGCCTCAAAAAGATAAATGGGGAGACCCTAATACTTATCCATTATCCCCAACAGGAGAACTTAATATTGAAGTTTGGAAGCAAGCACAGTTCTTAAAAAATTCTCGTTTACAACTTGAAAGTTGGCATACAGATATTTTTGGAAATCAATACGGATTATATAAAGATATACAAAATCAATCATTAGTTAGACGTAAAAATATATTAGGCGAACTTTGGGTTCGTACCAGTCATCAAAATGTAAAATCTGCTCAAATGTCTTTATCTCGAGTTTTCGATACGTATAAAAACACGTCTTTATTAAATTCTCTAACAGGGATAGGTATAAAACGGATTGATATGTTTTTTGATACTCTATTTATAGAAGCTCAAAACGTCTTATTTTTCGAAAAAATAAACTACGATTATGATAACAATCAAATATTTAGTATAACGGATGATGCAAGGTACATCTCGTTAGCTTTACCGATCTCTCTTAACATTAATCGAGAATTTAGAAACTTTATAAACAGTAGAACAGTTTTTGCAAAAGCTGGAGAAACATGGTTTTCCCCTGATAAAAAAATAGTCACTGTTAGTACTATATCTTTATCTTCTTTTGCAGTTTTACCTGAACTTTATCAATTAGATCTTGTAAATAACACTTTATTAAAGGTATTTCCAACAAGAAATGCTGATATAAACGATTTAAAAACATTAGAAAGTTTAAAACTTACTCAAGTAGATGAACCATGCCTATCATACAATTCCCTTGTAAATGAATTTTTATTTACTTTTACAGGAACAGATTCAAACAACAATAAACATATAGTGGTTGTAACTATCGAAAATTTTACAGACCCTTATTTAAAAAGCGTTCAAATTTTTTCACCTGCTTTAACTTTAAACCCACCAGTCATAAATGACGAATTAATCATTCAAGCTAAATTAAACACACCTTTTAATATTCGTTTTAATGCCGAAAATCCGCCCGTTACATATTTCCCTGTTGTAAAACCTAGGTGGTTAAGGTTAAGTAATTCCGGCCGTTTCACCGGTACACCGACTATTTCCGGAACATACTATGCAACATTTAAAGTAAGTAATAATAACGGCTCCACATTTTACCCATTACTAATAAACGTCACCCCATAAAATGAATACAGATTTTGATATTAAAATAGGAACAACCGTAGATAAAAATTTTAATTGGGATGATGGTAACCCTTATATAACCACGTCTTTACTACAATCAGCTTCTCTATCTTTAAATGAAAAAACTATTGTAGGTTATGCTCCTTATTTAAATGTATCTTTAAGTAGTATTAATACCTCGATTAGCAGCACCGCTACTAATTATGCATTTATTTTAAACTTTGGAGACTATTATAACGATGAAACAAATATAGTAGTCCGTACTTGTCCAAACTCAATACCTTTTGTAGTCGAACATTTATATATATTGCCTGGTTTGTATACGGTTACTCTAACTCAAATCAATGGGTTTACCGGTCAAATTAGTGCTTCAGAAGTGGTATCTAAAACTAATGTATTAGTTCGCGAAAATTTACCACAAGCTTTGATATACAATCTCACCCAACCGCTAACAGGTACGTCTCCTCATACAGTACACCTAACACCAAGATATAGTACCCCTGGTTCGTTTCCTATAGATA